AAGCCTGACAGGAATTCACCCTGACCCTTTCTATAAGTCAGATGGTGGTTGCTTGGGTTAAACATCGTTTTAAGCCCAACTTGGCCACTATATTCATCTTCATTAAAGAAAGGGAGGAGACCCCATAGCGGTTCTTTCCATTTGCGACCTCTATTGCCTACAACAGTCACTGTTGTGTGGCGAAGCCGTAAATCCCATAGTTTCGTTAACAGAAACCAACGGGATGAGAAAGCATCGTTTCTGTGGTCTACCATTGCCAGAACATGTTCTGGAGAAAGGGGGTTTGATACCCATCTACAACGTTTCCGCGCTGTTCGCAAGACATGGACGTCGTTCCCGTTAAGGAACTCGGATCCGCATGACTCTCTGAAGTTGAGGACATGCTGCTGCGTATATGATTTACGCTTGTTAACTTCGAAGTGAAGTTTGTCAAGCCAATCATACACGTGAGGAGCGTACTTTGCTTCGATTACGATGTCATCCCCGTATACGCGAAATTTCGAACGTCTCAGAATCGTTCTAACAGATTCTGACGTCAGTTCCGCAATACGATAGTAGCTTGCGATAGCCAACACACAAACCAATGAAAATACCAGACACTCGACAGGGAAACAGGTAGCCGCACCCATAGGGGCGAACTTCTGCATTCTTACTGTCATACCACCAAAGGAGGTGATACCGCATCTGGCTGCCATTAGCTTTCGTCTTAGACGTCGTGGTAAGCATCTTACATGACTTACTGTGACGCTATCCGATGCTGCATGCAGGTCGATTGTCGCAAACTCTCCGTCGTAGCTGCCTATTGCAGCCAGGGTACCGTTCTTATCAGCTCTCTCAAGCTCAATACGCTTGTATAAGCTGAATGAATGATTTTCAAACATAGCTTTCATACCTGCAAATAAGCCTTGTTGGGCCCATTGTTGGGTAATCGGCTCTTTTGAAATAACCCTGTTGACCAAGAGGTTCTTAGGAACGAAGACGATCTCAGACCAGCGCGGTGGGGTTCCACGCATGTCACTGATTGACCCCTCGGGAACGAATTTCTCGAGTTCAGGTATGTCTTTGAGTAGCCTTTTTGAAGGGCGTATCATCGCATACTTGCATCTTTTCGAAATTCTTCCTCTGAAGCCTGATACGGATCCAGATCCGTGTTTTGGGACAATTCGTGCAGACATGTAGTCTACATCCTCATCCGTTATGCACGCAGACGCAGCCTTCTCTAAAGCCTTTAGATAAGACTCTTCGATCGGGTTTTGGGATAGCATATCCTCAAACTCGAGATATTCGAGTTCCTGTGCCTCATGGGTATTGACCGAGGTCATATTGCCCCTGAGAATATACTCTCCAATCTGGTATAGGTCTCGAAAAGCGTCGGTTGACCCACCCTTCATCCATTTATTCCAAATCCCTTTTACAGGGATAAAGAACCAATGGAGGTCGGGCGCTACTGCCTTTATAGAATCCATTAACAGATTCCATGAGCAGTATCTCGGAACACCGTCGTCCGTGTCCTGCACCTTTGTAAGGACGCAATCCACAAACGTTTTTAACGCTTTTCCTAGTGTTGTTAAGTTATAGTGCCAACGGGATACTTTTGATATCCACGTCCGCATAATTCGCTTAACATCACCCGCATCACAATGATTAGATTCGAGAACCTCGTACATCAGGAAGTACATATCTAGCAATAAATCTACTAAGTACATCTGGTCTTTCGTGTATTCCAGACATGCTGTTTCGACAGTCTTGCCGCGAATATGCACCTTTCGGGTCCAGATATCCTGTTGTATCTTTTCGGGATACATACTAAATGCATCCTTACTCAAATACTCAAGGAGGTGAACCTTACTCAGCCCCAATGTACAGGGGTTACGCCATAACCATGTTATGACGACTCGGAGCTCTGATCTGAACTCCTTATTTGTCATAATAATAACCTACCAGCTTAATGGGTCGGATCAAGATCACCAGCCATAGCATCCTCAACGAGGCCTGCTAAAACGGTTGAATCTACCAATGTCTGACCTCCCATAATCAGGGAAGCCAGATACCTGTATGCTGTGTTAACAGCTGCAGGATGATCCGGAATCCGCACTACCTGCCAGCCGGAAAGAGGGAGATCCCCTTCCTCGCCAGTTGCGCTATTAGAAGCGCGCAGCAATGCGTCGACGCGGACCTGAATCTGGTAGCCACCGCGCTTGGTGAGTTTCTCGATAGGTGTCTTCTTAAATGGAGCGTCATCACCGTCGGTGATTGACTGATATATGTCAGAGATACGTGATACCTTTATGGTATACACTAAATTCTGACCTCTACCGGTATTCTTGGTGCATTTATACACCTTACCGTCTCCTTTAGAAGTTTCACCTGAAAACGAGAAGTCGGTCGGCCAGTTGATGTTATGTACGGTAATGGACTTAGTGCCATTCCCATATGTGGAAGTGGGTGTTAACCCTACCTTCTCGTCAACTGTCCAATTGCCTGTTACGTAATGTACGGGTACATAAGCCATACTCTTACTCCTTTCTCTCTCCGTTAATAGAGAGGCACGAACTTCTTACATTGCTTGCACTATCAGTGCAGCACCTTGCAAGAAATGTTTTTGTGGTGTCCCGGAGATATCTCCGGCACATGGATGAATAGTAGGCGTTGGGCTGACTCTTCGCAAATAATACGAAAACTCAACGGCGCCTTCGTACGGAAGCAAACTGGTTACGTCCTGTTTGAGCTTAACTGAATAAGCTTCATAGCATATCGCTAGAGACCTGTAATAGGCTTCAGTGTCAAATGCTTTAAGGACGGTAGTAATATCCTTAAACCAGTCCACTACGAATGAAAACGGGATCGCTTCCCACACTTGGTGGTAGTTTAATCCCCAGCCGAGATTGGTTATAAACTCATTAATTTCGCTAATGCCCTGATAAGGGTTATAGCAGAGGTTATAATTCATCTCGACATCCCAATTCAGCCCGAGGTACGACGTGTTAAAGCTATCATGTGAATGAAGCTGTCGCGTTTTATGCCGGTAGGCTGAATAGTAGTTCCAGATAAAGGACGATATCCCAGTAGAGATCTTCTCCAAGTCATTCATGGTCAACTTTGTGCCATAATGATGGGCGAGGTAAACGGACGAAGCTTCTTTGGCTTCGGTCTTCAGCCTCTCACGCCTTTGAGCCTTTAGGAGTGCTTTATAGAACTCCTTATTGGCGAGACGATCGTGCTTCGTTTCTACCCAAAATGGAACGAAATTTGAACCAATCCTGAACTCTTTGAGTTCATTTACTATAGATCTGGCCCATTTTCTGGTGTGCCTTGATTTTACGACATTATCAACTGTCTTATCAACCAAGGACATCCAAGCGGGAAATTCAGCAAACGTCATGCCGATATCCTTCATAAACTCGATCATGTTCACGCGCACGTACGTTGACGTATCAACGGCACGCACGCATAAACGACCTAGGTTTTCTGATATGATATCCTGCTTGAACACTTGTGTGGCTATGTGTAGAGAACTATCACATATCCAATCCAAGTATGTATCAAGCTTGTGCATATCGGATCGCGGGTCCGCGTGGATCAGAGCCACAGGATCAGGCGCTGACCCTCTGTTAATAGAGGATCGTGACTGCTGGTACAGTAGGTGATTAACCTGCGGAAGTTCGGATGGAATATCAGGGTAAGTTCCGAGGTGATAAGCCTCAGTTACCCAGCGATTGCCCCAATAGTTATAACTAATGTGGTTCGCTTGATAAACCGCGAATGAGTGGGCACCTTCTTGCGCGACATAGATAAGCGACATACCACGAGTGGTATCGTCAGCGTAATATGCCGTGTCTCCGGTAGCCACAAAGGAAGAATTAAGACGTTTTTGACAGATACCAGCGAATGTAACATCCGTTGAAATTCTGTAAGGACCGACTTCATAGAATGTGAAGACGTGCCCGTCGAAACTCTCCCTGATTGTTGTTTCCCGAGGGATGTAGCCATCAACAAAGCCGGTTAATGTCCAGTGAAGGACATCGCGGTACAGTGAGTCTGCATCAGGACGTTTAATCGCCCGAAATCCAGTCACATTGGTCCCACCGGGGTTGTTGTGCCAGAAATCCTTGTCAGGAATCAGAGATCCTATTCTGCGCCTATGTAGCTCAGAACGTATGTTTGAGGGGTTTACGTCATAGTGACCCGTCATGTACGTATAGCCGTCTTTCACAAAGGTGTATCGAAACACCTGTGTCAGATTTCCTATAGGTTCAGTTGGATCTTTAACATAATTGATCTTTATCATAGATCACCCTCCGTTCTCGAATAGAATCTAGAAGGAGACGGGTCCAACAAGCCCGTACAGGAGAGGCTACCAGGCC